AGGAAGGCTTCGTTGAGCACGTTAGTTCCAATAAATCTTCCGTCGTCTGAACCTTTACCCTTAGTATTCGCGGTGGCGAATACGTTGAATCCTCTGGCGGGTCTAACGAATCTGCCAATTTTCTTAAGGAAAACTCCATTTCCCTCAAGGATGCTCTGAAGGCAGAGAATTTTGTTAGAGGCAAGGTCGATTTCGTCAAGGAGCAATATAGCTCCTCGTTCGAGGGCTTCGATAACGGGTCCGTTGTGCCATACAGTGGAGCCATTAACAAGGCGGAAACCACCAATAAGGTCATCTTCATCAGTTTCAATAGTAATGTTTACACGAACAACTTCTCTCTTGAGTTGAGCGCAGGCTTGTTCTATACCTAAAGTTTTACCGTTACCTGATAGTCCTGTAATAAAACATGGATAGAACTGTTTAGATTGAATAATCTTTTTGACATCAGGGAAGTTTCCAAACTTAACAAAGTTAGGGTCAACCTCTGGTATAAGGTTCTGTTCGATTGGTGGAACAACAGCAGGAGCAGCAAAGTTTGCTTCAAGGTTTGCTTTCTTCTCTCTGACAGTTAGATTCCACTTACCAATACCTGTCTTGAACTTGGCAAGATATTTTGTCACAGTTTGATATGTCACATCATGCTGAGCACAGTATGCTTTGATGTGTGCGGCGGTAATCTTGTTACCGTATAAGTCACGAAGGTTTGTTATTAATGCTTCGGGATTCACTTTAGCTTCAAAAGGCATTGTTCATTATGTAGTTATGTATTAATTATACTGTTGCATGATAGCACATGCAACCAGTATTGTGACAGTTTGTTGATTGTCTACGCAATCAATTCCATGAACTGTCCTAGAACTTTCTTGTTCATTTTCTTCGCAGAAAGTGACTTCTTGAAAGCAGATCTGATTTGTGCTTTGGTAGCATCTTCTTTGACCTCGAAAGAATCATCAGAGTTCAAAGCAGATGATGAAAGTCCAAAGTAAGCATGATACCCACCACCATCTTCAATCATAACAGATTTAGATTTTCTCCATTGTTGTTGAAGATTGGCAGTTTTGTCCTGATCCCATTCCGCATATGTGCGGATGAAACTATTGGACTCACGGCTGTCTAAGACTCTGATACCAATAAAGTTTACATCAGAGAATCTACCTCTAAGTTGATGTATCAAAGCGGCGGTCAACTCATGGTAAGTACTACCACAAGAATGAGTCTTACCATTGTTATCTCTGATGAACACACTACTGTTACAAGTAGAACGTGATCCCATGTATCTGCGACCATCCCCATCAATAAACTCTTTTGAGAAACTGATTGGATGTGCTTCACCATCTGTAAGAGTGATGCACTGAATTTTCTGAACACCTGTTTTCTTTTTGAACTCTGGTATCAACTGGTTCAAAGATACAAGTGCTTCATTCAATGGAGTACCAGATAGTTGTAATCCATGAGGAGGCTGATAGAAGTAATTGTTATCCCAACGACCTCTACAATCCATAACTTTTGCTGTTCTCCAAATGTTCAACATGTGATGTTCTAGATCTTTCTTCTTAACATCACTTGATAAGAACTCAAGCATTGTGAATTGATTATCTACAATGAGTTGACCATTTTTAATTTGATGATGTTCAAAGGGTAAAGAGTAGTGTCCAATATAAGACTTTTCTGGGTCATACTGTGAATAACGATTCCACTCATTAGTAAAAGCAAATACTTGAAAAGGAATCTGAACTTTCTTACAGAACCAAACTAAGTTGAATAACTGTTTGATAGTATCCATGAGAACAGTGCTCATAGAACCAGACCAATCAAGAATGAAAATCAATCCATGATTTTTACCATCAGGTAGAGTAGTAATCTTTTTGAATAGATCTTCGTTGTACTTGTATGAATGAAGTTTTGTACAATCAAGAACACCTGTCTTTGATACTGTAGCACGAGCATATGCGTCTGCTGACTTACGACACTCAAATTCTTTTACAAGATAGTTGACTTCTTTCTGAGCAGATCTTCTGAACAATCTGTAGTCATTATCAGCATCCTGATAGATGTCCTTTGCTGTCTTGTAATTGTTTTCTAGAACACTTGCATCATATCTTCTTTGTTGTTCTGTATACCAACTATCCATAGCACTATGAATATCATTTACTTTGATATGAAGATTGTCAAGCTTGAGTTCTGGTATTGTACAATACTCAGGTTCTCTAGAGTGACCATGAATATCTTTGTTTAACTTTTCTAGATTATTAGATAAAGTTTTATCTGTGATAGTTTCTAGATTACCATGTTCTCCACCAGAAATATCACTAGTAGCTTCCATGTCTTCCATATCAAAATCAGATCCAAGATTAGGAGTAGGTTGTGACTCTTGGCCTTGACCTTTAGTCTCTTCTGAATCTTCATCATTGAATGGTAGTTCTTGATCGGACTCAGCTTTTTGAGAAGGTATTCCTTTGGTGGACTCGCCCAATCCAAAGTCATTACCAACTTTCCAATCTTCATCTAACTCTCCACCATTTGATGCCATTGAGTCCTTGATCTTTTCTTTCATGTAATCAAACAACTCAATAGAAAGATCTAAGACATCTTTGAATGTATCTGTCTTGGTTGCTTTGTCTCTAAAATACTTTTCATCATCTGAGAATGGAACATCTACAAAGTTACCAATCTTAGCATTGATATTAATTCTGTCAGGTAGACCCATCTCTTCTACATCATTCTCTTCCAACTCAAAGAAATCTTGACTTGATAGTTCTTTGTATCCGTTGAAGAATGTCTTGACGATACCAGCATACTTACGCTTCATCAACTTCTCAATTCTTACATCCTCAAGAATATTGACATAAGACATTGGTAGATCTGGATGATCTTTCTTCCAGTTATCTGCTGGTGTGTATAATGCGTGGCCAACCTCATGTCCCACGAGAAGGTCGTATACGGACGCAGAGGCCTTCTCCCACATTGGAAGTGTCAATACTCTACGTTCTACGTCAAACATCGCTGTCTCGACCTTACGGTTCTCTATGATAAGATCTTCAGTTGCAAGTAGTTTTGCGAGTTGACCTTTGACTTCGTAATTAATCTTTGTGAGCATTTGTTTTCTTGTCTATGTTTATATTATAATCTCTCCTGTGCCAATTTCAACCAATGGTGTGCCACTTTGTCAACTGTCCCCTGACCACCTTATAGCTGTATCTAATGCTTTCTTTGCTGTGTTCTGTAATTTTATAACTCTACTCTCGTATGTAATTGAAAATCCTAATAGATCTCCTTCGGGATCATTTGGCATACCTACAGGTTGCACTAGAAATATCCCTGCGTGGGCAATAGTTCTCCATTCCATATCAATGAAACCAAGTTCCCTTAAGGCACACTCTAATTTTAGAGAGTGACATCCATCTAATAGTAACATACGGTTAACCGAACGTCTACTATTATGTAGAATACTTTACTTTTGAGAATCCATTCATCTTCTCGAAGGTAATCATGTTGTCTAGCCTATCTGTCAACTCATCTACCTTGTGAGAGATCATAAAGATATAAGCATCCTTGATGACATACCTGATAATCTTTACAAATTCATCTGTACCATTGCTGTCCAGTGAACTGTCAAATATTTCGTCAAGAATCAATATATTTGTGCTAGATGAGTTCTTCATCTTAGCAATATCTCTCCAAGTAAACAGAATAGCAAGATCAATTCGCATTTTTTCACCCTCAGAGAACGATTCATAACTAAACTTCTCATGTATTGGCGATTTGATACACTCATTGAACTGTTCATCAAGAGTAAAATTGATATAGAAGTCCATCATCTGAAGATACTTGTTGATCTTCTGATTCATGACAGGCAAATACCTCTTCATGATCTTTGCTTTGACTCCAGAGTCTTTCATCATGGAGTTTGCAAAGTCTAGGTACTCTATATTCTCTGTGTGGTTTGCTTTATTCTTCTCTACTGCTGTTAAATCACTTTTGAGACCTCTAAGCGTTGCTCTTTCAGTATTTCGGTTTGCAATTTGTTCGGTAATTTCTTGAACTTCCTGTTCATAATCTCTGATCTGTCGTTGATACTGAGAAATTTTAAAATTGTTTGTTGAAATGTCATTAGTGAGTGTAGTGATCTTCTTGGAGACATCTATAAACCTGGCTTCTTTCTTTTGTTCTTCGTCTATAGACTTGGTAAGGTCTTTATATGCGGAATTAATCTCCTTGACCTTACCTTCAATGTCTTCAATTTTATTTAAGCGAAACTCCTCCTCTATATGCTGCTCACATGTAGGGCATGATACGTTTTCCTTAAAGAATTTATGTTCGGATGTTATATTCTGTATCTTTTGTTCCAGTTTTACTTTGATTGTGTTCTTTTTCTTAAGAACTTTTGAAGCAGATGTCAAAGTTTCAAGTTCTGGTTTATGTTTTTCTTCGATTTCATTAGATAAAGATTCATTTTCATTCATCAAAGACGTACTATCCAAGATCAGAGTGTCTATCTTCTTTTTTGTGGTCTCAATCTTCTCTTTACCTGTCTTATCAAGGTCTGCAATGAAATTTTTCTGCATCGCTATCTTCTCATCTATCATTTCTTTCTTGATAGTGAGCTCTCTGATCTCTGTAGACGCTTTACTTATCTTCTCTCTTAGTATTTTTGCCATACCAGAGAAGATTTTGATGTCTAGAACGTCTTCTACTATGGCTCTACGGTCTGCGTTACCTAATTGCATGAAAGGAACGAAGGTTGCCGCACCTAAAATAGTAGTCTGAGTAAAAGATTTGTAATTTAGTCTTAAAATATTGCTCTCTAAGTGTGCTTGTTGATCATTTTGATTGGCAAATTGATCTTGTTTCTTACCATCAATATAAATCTCGAACAAAGTAGGCTTCATACCTCTTACAATGGTATAAATCTTACCATGAATCTCAAATTCTATCTGAACTTCGCACTCTTTTTCATTCACAGTATTGATTAACTGTGCTTTTTTGATCTTACGGAATGGTTTATTATATAAAACAAATGTCAGAGCATCCAATATCGTGGATTTCCCTGCACCATTCTGTCCGACTATCAAGTTTGTAGGAGATTTTTGAAAACTTACGATGATGAACTGATTACCAGTAGATAAAAAGTTACGCCACCGTATCGTTTTGAATACTATCATAATCTTTTGGCGGAATCACTATGTCGTCAGGTGTGATAATAACGTATTTGTACTTGTGTTTTTTACAGGTCTCGACAGCTAGACTATCATCTATTTCTACAACTGTCAATACAGTAGATTCATTCGCCTCTAGAAGCCCTGCATATCTAGATGCGTCATCTTCTTGCTGAAAGAGATACAAAGCCTTCTGACCGTCATCATTAGTGACGGCATAAGCTCCTTCTCCTTCGTGACCAGCAAGTGATAAGATGAACATTACTCCGATTCGCAAGCTTCTAAGTACACTTCTTTCAGAAGTTTCTTGACTCTTTCTTTTTCTAACTCAAAGTCTGAGTCCTCTATGTACTTATTTAGAAGCGTGAGAGTGTCTTCGATCTTTTCACCATCAAGATCTACTTCTTTGTCATTGATTTCTGTATTCTCAACAACCTTTAAATCTATTATACCAGATTTTAAAAGTTTTTCAAGGAACTTGTCATATTCTAACTGACTCTTTCTTGATCTAATGAATAGCTTAACTATCTTATCTTTGTATAAGTGTGCTTTGAATGTTGCAGAAGGGTTAGAATCGTAGTATATCTTCTTGAACATGGTGTAAGGATTCTGTACAAACTCCATCTCTCCTGTCTCTGTATCAAATATATTAAAACCTCTCTTATCTCCACAATCATTCCAATACATTTCGTAAGGATTGCCTAGGTAGAATGTATGTCCATCATTACTTCTAGTATGATAGTGTCCTGAGAATACTGTATCAAACTTTTCTATGATACCTTTATCAATACCACCCTGCTGAACCATGCCTGGATATAATTCAAACCCAGTAAGTTCAAGATGACCAAAAGCAATCTTGGCATCTGACTCATCTATTGCTGCACATGTTTCTTTATAGTTGTCATCACATATCCATGGCAGCATCATCGCTCTGAAGTCACCAATATCATATGTGCCTGGTTTGGATATAGGAATTATATTATCATAATGTTCTAAAAGTAAATCAATAGAGTTGATCTCATTTGTATTCCTGTAGTAGACATCATGATTACCTACAAGTTGCCAAACTGCGACCCCCAAATTTTTGAACTTATCATATACATTATCTTTTGCCCAATCAAGTGACCAGTAATCTATATTCTTTCTGTTGTCAAAGGCATCTCCCATATGGATACAGTGTTTGATACCTCTCTTTTCTAGTTCTGGAAAGAATATATCATCATAGAATTTTTGAAAGAAGTCATGGAATACCTTACTACCCCTTCTACCTCCGAAGTGAGTATCAGTTATTATCGCTATCTTCATTTTTTATAAATTCCTTTTTTTCGTAATCAAAGTTAGGGTGTGGTTGAGCAGATATCACTGGATCTTTTGTCTTATTCTTAATAACAATAAATCTATCAGCAGCAAATGTCCCTGCTAGATTTACCTCAATCTCATCACTATCTTGCCAATTAATACTACCATCTTTCTTGGTATGATTCATCGCTTCTTGAATCTTATCGATCACATCTTGAGTTAGCTTCATTGATTCATCTTTGTTTGAACTGCTTCTTTTATAGAATTGTAGTCACTAGAATTACCGTAAGTGTCGTCAACGTGCATAACCTCATCATACCCCGACTTCTCAATGATCTTCTCACGGATTTCCATTTGTTTTTTCTCTTTCTGTATACGTCTGAGGAAAGCATAGTGTATGATTTGAGTGAAGTAAGCAAAAGGATTCGTAGATTTCTCTGGATTGAAGTTATGTATGTATTGAACGCAGTTCTCGATGCCATCAGATATCATGTCCTCCCTAAACATGTAGTTTACAAAGTTTGGTTTGTATGATAAATGAGTCGCGATTTTTACAAAGCACTCTCCAAGGTAGTTTGTGATGCGTGGTTTGGGATCACCCTTCTCCTCCGCCTCCTTTACGTCAGCTTTATATTGAACTATTGCGTATAAGAATTCTTTATTGTTAACGTAATGTTCAGATCTCTTTCGAGTCTTACCTTTTGCGGGCATTATACTCTCCTCTGTTATGGTTATAGTCTAACATAAAGTTGGGGACTTGACAAGTCTTGTAAATTGATGTACAATAACTCTGTCAGAGTTCAAAGGGAAGTTATGTAGCTTCGCCTTTCTTATAAAGCTTCTCCAAAGTTTTCCTTGCATCCTCGACTGAAATTACATATCCCATCTTCTTTGTGACCTTTATCTTCTCCGATGGTTGGCCATTGTTGAAGTTTGAAAAGATAAATTTTTGATAATACCTTACTACCTCTGAACCTTCTTGAGCCTCGACAACAGTAATTACTTTGTCCATAGGAATAATGATGATACTCTCATGTGGCATGCTTCTCAACCATGGCATCATCCTGAGACCCTCGTGAGATCCATTCATACTCACTGTCTCTATCTCTACAGGATCGCTGATAATCAAAACCGTGCGACCATTTTCCTCAGACGGCATGACCTCACCGAAGATCTCCTCTCCTGATACTAGTTTTACGGATGCGTAGAAATCTTCTTCCATCTATTTCCCTATGATTGTGTTATTCATAACTAGGTAGTCTATATTCATATTTAGGAAAGAATCAATAGCATCTTGTGGGGTTTCTACTATTGGTTTACCACTATCATTGAAAGAGGTATTCAATAATACAGGAACTCCACTGATCTTATAATACTCTTCAAGTAGTAGAGATAAAGAACCGCCATCTACTGTCTGTATTCTACATGTATTATCTACATGTGTAATGGCTGGTATCTTATCTCTCTTATCTTCTTTAACTGTCTGAGAATACAACATGTATGGACTGTCAATGTTCTCTTCAAAATAATCTTTTAGATGGTCCTTAAGTATGACCCCAGCAAAGGGTCTCCACTCTTCTCTGTGTTTAACCTTCTCGTTTAAAATATCCTTATTCTCTTTATATTTAGGTGACATCAAAATAGATCTGTTACCTAATGCACGAGGACCAAACTCGGATCGACCTTGATACCAAGCAATAATCTTTCCATCTTCTAGGTATTGTGCAATCTTGTTTAGATCAAACTCCTCTTCCTTAACATTGCCCCAAGATCCACCTACTCCACCATCCATGTTTGCATATACTTCATTGGTTGGAAGATCTTTTGGTGTAGCATATTCCTTTCCTAAGAAGGCAAGGTTTTCGGGAACTTGAACTTCGTTCCATAAAGATGCACCAAACGCTGCTGCTCCAAATGCCAAACCACAATCACTTACAAAAGGTGTGATATGAAACTTTCTATGCTTCAGAGTCTTTACTATTTTTGTATTAGCATTGATGTTAAGAAACACTCCGCCAGTTAAACAAATTGTTCCCTCTAAGTAATCTTCATCTAATCTTAACATTAGTTCTGTAAGGGATTCCTCAAAATTGTATTGTAATAACTCAGCTTTGTCTGAAGAAGAAATTGGATAAGGTCTTGGATCTCTCATATCAAATGATACTTC